CCTGTTAGTAATTCTGCTTCTAACTCTGCTGAAATTGAGTCTTCAAAGTTAAGTAAACCACTAGCCATGTTCTTGGCTTGTTCTAGGTTGATACCTAATTTCTGAGTTTGGATTACTGCTTGCGCAATTAGAGTTGGGTTATTTCTATACTGTGCTGCTAATTGCCCACTTGTTTTTAATACCTCTTGAAGTACTTTTTTGTTATTAAGTACTCCTTTATTAGTCATACCTACTCCATCATAGATTGCTTCCTGGGATTGTCCTGTAAGCAATGAGTATTCGTATAGCTTTGCGGACTCCTCTGCTGCCAATCCTGTAACTTGCATCAACTTAGCTTGCGTTGCTAATACGTCTGCAGAAAAAGTTGCTGATGTTCCTAAGGATTCGTTTAAGTTGTTATTTGCTGAAGTTAGGTCGTTGTAGTTTGCAAACAGATCATTTGTAGTCTGCTGCATACTCATAAACTCCATACTCAAGCCCTTAGCCTGTGCTGTGGTTAGTCCTAAGTTTTTTTGTAATTCAAAGGTCTTACTACTAAACTCTGTACCTATTTTATATAAGGTACTAAACGTTTTTAGTAGTAACCCTAAACTTACTAAAGGATCTGATAGGTTTTTCTTAAGGTCAGAACCTAGCTGCTTAAATGCAGCACCCATTACCTTAGTTCGATTAGTTCCCTCTTGTGCTGCTTTTCTCTGAGCTGCTGCTAGAGCACTTTCGGCATCTAGGAAGTTACCTAGTACAGGTATTTTTGCTATTCCTTTTAGTATTCCTCCGGTTACTCCTAAGTTCTTCTGTATTCTCTCTGCATAATTAAGTTGATCTGCTAATAGAGCATTTTGCCCTCCAATACTTTCTAGTATTTCTTGCTCAGCCTTAGCCTTCTGATCTTCCGTGATAAGACCAGCATTAAGTAGTGTATTTAAGTTTCTCTGTGCAGAGAGTTGTTTTAATTGTAATACTTGTTGAGTTTTTTGTATATCAGCTACCTTAGCTGTTCCTTGTGCAAGTTTTAGTGTATTTCCTAAAATTGCTTCAGAACCTCTAGCTATCTCCCTAATACTCTTAGTTAGGTTATTGCCAAAGATTTGAGATACTCCCTGAGACTCTTCTCGTATGTCTCGTATGGCATCCTTAATAGATCCTGATAACCTATCAGATATGCTTAATAGCTGATCTTCAAGATATCCTAACTCTTCGTTAACATCTTTTATATCTTTTCTAGGATCTGTAGTAGCCATATAGTGTATCTGTTTTAGTTATAAATAGCAAAAGGCATCATTTTTTAGACGCCTTTGTACTATAACTGGGTGATATTGCTTTAGAAACTACTTCTGGTGGTGATATTTTATTTTTCACAGACTGTGGTAGCTCTTCTTCTGTATTGTTTTGTTGTTCAAAATACTCCTTCATAGTGTTGAAGGTGAATCTTCTTAGCCAGATTGGCATGTTGTATACTGTTTCCCAACTGTAACCTCCATTGCCATTGAACACTATTTCGTGTATCTGTCTATATAAGTAGGTCCTATAGTCCGGACTCAGGCCAAAAAAAGCTCGTAGTAAACTGAACATTGACGTCCTCCTCAACGCCATCTGAGAATTCATACCTGATTTTGGTATCCATTCCTGGGTTTATCTTGTTGTAGTATTCTCTGAATGCTTTTGAATCTCTTGATAAAAATGCAGTATCTACAAACTGTCTTACTACTGATCTTTCGTAGTTTCCGTTTACTGAAAGTATCATGTACTTAAGACGTGTTGTTAGGTCGTGATTGTCATTTTTATTAAGTTTTTTCAATCCTGCCAATTCAGCATCGATATCTTTATCGTCCTTTTGTGTTAGGAGTTTGAAAGTGATCGTGTTATCTGTATGTGGTAATTTAAACTCAAACTCATTCTTCCCCTTAGTCTTAATCAACGTAATGTCTAGTTCCTTAGGTTTTAGTTGTGTTAAGTCAACTTCCACTACTTCTCCTGCATAGCCAAAGCTATACTCTTTTCCATATCCCAATATACGTGCAGCCATCATAATAGCATCCTTATCTCCTAGAAGTAGGTCATTATAATCTACCTTAGATACTATTAACGATTGTAGTAGTTTGTCGATAACTACGCCCTGTTGTATGTAGTTTTGGTTTGTTAAGATATCCTCTTCCCTAGCAGTCATGTACTTAATCTCAACTTTTCCTGATGATAGTTCTGAGTCTTTTGGATAAAGTAATCCCTTTGAAGGAAGCTCTACCATTTCGGTTGGTAGGTTAAATTTGTTTTCCATAAATTTTATTTGTTAGTAACTAGTTCTATATATAAATATACATAGAATGATTTTATAAAACAACAAAGCCTGGATAAACCAGGCTCTACTCTATCTTCCAGCCTTTTTTAAATTGTCCTGGGTTGTTCCTATGTCTGTGTTGCAGTGTTGCGTAAGCTATCCCTATTTGATTAGATATGTCTTGGTAGGATTGCTCTACATATGTTCTACCGTCCTCAAAGGTAACTGTGTACGGACCTTTTGATGCTAATTTTAACCCCCTATTTCTCTCTGAAATACTGTTTGATATTTTTGCTCGACCTTCTTCCGTTATGTCTGATTTCATTCCTCTAAATACTCTTGAGGAGTTGTTTATATTACCTTTTAGTGCTATCGATATTTTCTCCCTATGGGATATACTTTTTTCACTTTTCCATAGATCTTGCAGAATTCTTCTTGCTTCTCCATACTCCTCTTTTGTAATTTTCCTCTTACCGTCAAAGGAAATTCTATGAAAAGCCCATAGCATCATTTTTCCATAGATTGAATGTCCTTTCCAATACTCTGCCAGTATTTTATGAACTGTAAAGTGTTCTTCGGGAGTTAACAGTACCGTTGTCGATTTCTTATCAAAACTTTTAGGAACGATATGATGTGCCTCATAGTAGGTCCCTTGTCCTTTTTTTCTACCTTCTTTTATTACTTGTCTAATAATTTTAAAATACTCTTCCATAAAAAATGCCTATTTACTTTAATATAAATAGGCATTAGTTTTAAAAAGTAGTAATTTAGTATACGACTCTAATAGTTGAGAACACAGTAATCCATTGCTACTGTAATTCCTATCTCCACAATTCCGTCAGTAGAAGTCCAGTCGAACTGTCCAAAGTCACCTTTTGTTAAGAAAGCTCCTTTAATGATCCATTCTCCTACGATATCTCCTACAGGACCTAAGATGTTAAGTGTTAAGTCTTTTTTGTAGAAATCAGAATAACCAGCTCTACCAGTTACTGATTCATATCCTAGACGAGCCCATTCCATTACTGCTTGAGCCCCTGAAGGTGTGATTGGTGAGTAAAGAGTCATATCCATGTTCTCCCAGTTTCTTTTTCCTCTTATTTTTCTGTAAGAGTTAATGTGATCAAGTTTGATCTCTGAATCTGTGAAGTTTGGTGCTTTTACGTTTTTAACCATAAAAGCTGGGATATTATCTATATACATTACGAACCTGTGCTGAACCATTGGTTCGAAGGCTCTGAACATTATTTCGTTTGGATCTAATACTGCCATTTTATTTTTTACTTATTTAATTATAAATATCTATGTTTATCAAATCTTATCCGAAAGTAGCTCCTGTTGGTTCGATTACGAAATCTAATACTACATATTCAATTGTTTTAGCTGGTTGGATAAAGATCTGACCTACTAATTGGTTTCTGTCTACAACATCTGCTGTGTTGTTTGAATCATCCATTACAACTCTGTATGCATAAAGACCTTGTCTTTGTACTACTGATTCTAAGTAAGGATTTACTGTAGCTAAGAATTTGTTTCTTGTAGCGATAGTATTTTGTTCGAATACTAAGTTACGAGCTTGATCACCAATGAATTTCTTAAGTTCGATTAACAATCTTCTTACATTTACTCTATCTAATGCTGATGCTTTAGTTTGCAATGTTTTTTGTCCGAATACTGAAATACCTGTTCCTGGGAATGAAGCGATTGGGTTAACTTTTCCTGCGTAAAGAGTATCTCTTTCTAGTTTAGTTAATCTCTTCTCTGCTTGGATTACTCCTCCGATTCCTCCTCTTACAAGACCTGCTGGTGCAAACCATGGTGCTGAAGATGCATCTGTGAAAGCGTATACTCCTGGAATCATTGTTCCTGCTGGAACGTATTCGTTTTTACCTGTAGCTGATTGAAC